TGAACCACGACAAGATCAATCTCTACGCTCATGCGCTGGCAGCGCTTGCTATCGAGAAACCGAACATGTTCGGCAAAACAGCTCAGATGTACTGCAACTGGTGGAGAACTTCTCAACGCATCAAGTATATCGCCCACATCGAAAAGAACGCTGAAGTTCTCCCGCACGCGCAGGAGATCGTGTCCAAAGTCATTCAACTGAGGTTGACGAAATGAACGAGAAGATCGTGGTGCTCACGAACGGCTGGGTGCTCATTGGAGAGCTACAAGCTGACGCGCAGACACTCGAGAAGGCAAGCGTCGTCCGCAATTGGGGCACTACGAAGGGTCTCGGCGAGATCGCTTTGAACGGTCCTACATCGAGCACCGTTCTCGATAAGTGTGGCACCGTGAAGCTCAACACGGCAGCCGTGTTGTTCATCATCAACTGTTCCTACAGACAGCGCAAATGAACAACTGTTTGTTCGACGGCAACGGCAATGGCTACGGCTACGGCGACGGCGACGGCAACGGCAACGGCGACGGCTACGGCTACGGCAACGGCAACGGCAACGGCAACGGCAACGGCTACGGCTACGGCAACGGCAACGGCTACGGCAATGGCTACGGCAATGGCTACGGCGACGGCGACGGCAACGGCAACGGCTACGGCTACGGCTACGGCGACGGCGATCTTCTTCGCGAAACAGGCTGTGTGGCTTTTGATCCGTCTGACATTTCTCAAGCAACCAAAGCAATCTTCTTGGGGATCATCAAATGAACGAACAAGTCTTGAAGCGCCTGGTCAAGGCCCGAGCCACGCTGCTCATCGAGCAACCGTTCTTCGGCGCCCTGGCGCTTCGGTTGAAGCTCACGCCGATGCCGCCCGAAGCGCACGCGATGTTCAAGTCGCGCGGCCTGAAGCCGACGCTCGCCGTTGACGGCAGCACGATCTACTACGACGAGACGTTCGTCATGGAGACCGAGATCCCGTTGCTGCGCAGCGCCGTCGCGCACGAGGTCGGCCACTGCGTATTCGATCACATGACGCGCCGTGGCTCGCGCAATGCGGCGAAGTGGAACATCGCCGCCGACTATGTCGTCAATGACATGATCGTCGACGCCGGCTTCCAGCTCGGTAAGCACTGGGTCCAGCCGAACCCGGCGTGGAAGAACTTCACCGCGGACCAGATCTACAACCTGCTGCCCGACCAACTCGAGGGCGACAGAGGCCAGGACGTCGTCCTGGACGGCAGCGGCGACGAAGACGAGGCCGAGGCGCAACGGGACGAGTGGCGTGACGCTGTCATGCAGGCCGCGCATGCAGCCAAGTCTGCAGGCAAACTGCCTGCGTCGCTGCAGCGGTTCGTCGATGAGCTCACCGCGAGCAAGGTCGACTGGCGCGCCGTGCTGCGTCGCTTCGTCACCGAGCGCACGAAAGACGACTACAGCTGGTCGCGTCCGAACCGGCGCATGCTCGCGCACGGCCTCATCCTGCCCGGCATGTACAGTGAGTCGATGGGTGAGCTCGTCACCGTCATCGACACCTCCGGCTCGATCGACCAGGCCACGCTGACTGCGTTCGCGACCGAGATCGAAGACATCCGCAGCAAGGTGCGTCCGCGCAAGACGATCGTGATGTACTGCGACGCTGCGGTGAACCACGTCGACGAGTTCCTCCCCGAGGACGAGTTCTTCGTCAAGCCGCATGGTGGTGGCGGCACTGACTTCCGCCCCCCGTTCCGCTGGCTCGAAAAGCACGGCATCGAGCCGAAGGCGCTCATCTACCTGACCGACATGTACGGCGCGTTCCCCGACGCGCCGGTGCAGTTCCCGGTGCTCTGGTGCGCTACTACCGACACGCAAGGCCCGTGGGGTGAAACGGTCCGTCTGGAGCTCTGACGATGAACCTCAAACGAATGCAATTCGCCGCAGCGCGCGGTGCACGCATCCAGCGTGACTATGTGGCGGTAGGGTACATGCATGAGCGCACAGAGAATGACGATGGTTGGCGCGACGTTGATATACCTCTTGACGTCCTTGCGCTGCCCGGCCCCGAAGGTTCGTGGCGTATCCACCCCGACGACGAACATCTTCAGTACGGCCCGGTGAGCACTGCCTTCCGCGACATGGCTCTCTTCACTGACAGCGGCGAGCTACCTGAAGAAGTTGAGCTCTTCATGGACATGGCCGGCAGCAACTGGGTTCTCGAAGCTGACGGAGAAGACCCCGTTTTAGCCGACTGGACGCGCCTGTTCTTCGCCGAATACCTCGCGGACTTGGGACTCTGACTATGTTCTATCTCATCACGTTCGCCGCAAACTTCGTGCTGACAGGAATCATCTGGGGCGCTTCGCTTGAAGTCCCAGGTGTCTCGTTCCAAGCCGTTGCGATCACAACGGCTTGGTTCGGCTTGAACTTGTTCGCGCTCTTGAGTTGCTTCGACCTGGTCGGCAAGAAGAAATGAACTACAACAACGCGTCCTCTCGCTGCGGCCCAATCGGCTGCCCGCTCAGCTACTGCACTTGTCTCGTTCGTGCGCAGAACGACGACATCCTGCTGCTGTACGACAAGCACGAGACGCTGCGGTGGAAGCCCAACGGCGAGATCATCGTCACGGTTCCGCCGCCGTTCAAGCAATACGCACAGTGTGCTGTCTGGGACAGACGCGTCGGCAGCTACGTCGGTTTGCAGTTCGACCGCAAAAAGCGATCGATCACTGGCGGCACCGTGTTCACGCTGAGCAAAATCAAAGGCGCTAGGTTCGATACAACCAGCCGCCTGCTGATCGATGCCGCCGGAAGCATCATCGTGCTCGACCCGCCGGTGCGGAAAAAGATCGACTCCGCCAGGCGCAAGGCACTGATCGCGAAGATCACAGAGATCTTCAAGGTTGCGTATGTGGCGTCGAAGTTAACAGACAAGGAACACTGGGTCAGCAGTTGGGGTTTGCACAGTACCCTTGCCCACGCTTTCGAGATCAACGACATCAGCTCCATCGCGAACACGATGAAGTACGCCGAAAGGCGCTGGTGCTGGACCGAAGAACGCTTCGTTCAGCGCATCCCCGCAGTCGCTCGCCACCTCTATGAATCCGAGGGTGTTTTGGTCTAAGATCGTGTTTCGATCTAACTACGACACTCCAACATGCTCAAGTCCTGGAGTCACTCCATCCTCGCTGAGTGGGACAAGTGCAAGCACCGCGTCTGGCTCATGCGCGACCAGCGCATCCCTGAGCCGGTCCGTCCCCTGCCTCCCGGCAAGACGGAACACGCGAACGACCGTGGCACCCGCATCCACGCCAGCGCGGAGCTGTACGTCAAGGGCGAGAGCGACCTCCTTGCACCCGAGGCATCCAAGCATTTCGGTCCCGAGCTCGACCTGTTGCGCGTGCTCTACGCGGAGGGCCTGGTGTCTTGCGAAGGCGAGTGGGCTGTCGATCACGAGTGGGAGCCGACGGACTGGAAGACGGCCTGGCACCGCTGCAAGCTCGACGCCACCGTGTTCTGGGACGACACCTACGCCACGGTCATCGACTACAAGACCGGCCGCAAGTTCGGCAACGAGGTCAAGCACGGTGAACAGATGACGCTGTACGCGCTCAACGCCGTGCTGCGCTACCCGAAGCTCGAGGTGGTGGAGACGGAGCTCTGGTACTTCGACCAGAACGACACGACGAAGAAGGTCTTCACGCGCGACCAGGCGCTGCGCTTCAAGTCGAACTTTCACCGCCGCGGCATGCAGATCACCACGGCAACGGAGTTCCCGACCAACGCGAACGTGTTCAGCTGCCAGTACTGCGGCTACGGCCCGTGGGGCTCTGGACACTGTCAAGACGGAGTGCAGAGGAAGTGAAGACGCATCTCACTTGGGTGTGGACGAACCGCAAGCGCACGCTCACAGCCGTGTGTCGTGAATGCAGCTGCGGTAGCGACCGACACATGCCTGTGAACCCGAGACAAGCCAGCAAGACGCCGACGTGCAAAGCATGCCAGCGCGTGCTCGCCGCAGAAGTCACCGAGAGGCTTAGGACATGAAACTCTTCGTTGCCGGCAGCGTGATCGCGATCATCGGCTACCTCGTGCTGCTGCTCTGCATCACCGAGACCAGGCCGTCTCAGAAGATTGAAGCGCGCCGCACGGCGTCTCTTGCCTGCGTGCGTATCAACGGCGGGCACTGGGCTTGTCGGGAGCATGAATGAACGTCCGTTTGTGCATTGAGATGATCACCACGTGGGATGAGTTGAGTCCTTTGGCAGAGAAAAGGCACGAACGAATCCAGTTCTGGACTGCCGAGCTGAACAAGCATACACGCGAAGAGAAGATCACCGAGATCACACGCTGGCTGCTGCGCACAGATGTTCCGCCCGCTTCTCGCGAAGCACTACGCAAACACCTTCATGAAATCTCAAGCAATGGCGCACCAGAAGGTGAGCCTCAAGCACGACAAGACGACTGAGGTCGTCTATGACTGCAGCGACCCCGGCACCGGCAAAACGTTCGTGCGGGTCACGGCGTTCGCCGAGCGCCGGCGCAAAGGCGGTGGCTGCGCGCTAGTGGTAGCACCACGCTCGCTGCTCAAGAGCGCATGGGCCAACGACTTTAAGAAGTTCGCCCCGGACATGCGCGTGTCAATCGCCCGCGCTGACAACCGTGCTCACGCGTTCGCCGTCGATGCTGATGTCTACATCGTGAACACGGACGGAGTGAAGTGGGTCGCAGATCAGCGGCCGGCGTTCTTCAAGAAGTTCAGCGAGCTGATCGTCGACGAGATCACGGCATTCAAGCACCACACCAGCCAGCGCAGCAAGGCGCTCAGGAAGATCGCAAAGTACTTCAAGCACCGCTCCGGCCTCACCGGCACACCCAACGGACGCTCGATCACGGACGTCTGGCACCAGGTTGCCATTCTCGACGGCGGCCAGCGTCTCGGACCTAGCTTCTATGCGTTCCGCAACAGCGTCTGCGTGCCTGAGCAAGTCGGCCGACAGCAGCACATGATCGACTGGGTCGACAAGGAAGGCGCCGAGGAAGCCGTGTTCGGCTTGCTCAGTGACATCGTCGTGCGGCACAAGTTCGAGGACTGCGTCGACATCCCGCCGAACCACCACTATGTGGTCGACTTCGAGATGCCGCAGAAGATGCGGCGCGTCTACGAACAGATGGAGCGCGACCAGATTGCGCTGATCACTGACACCTCGCCGGCGGCGATGAAGCAGTACCTGAGCACTGGCAAGAAAGCCAGCGTGGTGCCGCTCACGGCACTCAACGCTGCGGTGCTGGCCGGCAAGCTGCTGCAGATCGCCTCAGGCGCTGTCTACGACAGCGAC